CGGGTAACATAACACGCGACCCGACGGCAGTGCGTACCAAAGATGCTGACCATCAAAAAGGTACGCCACGCGGCCAGCACGGAACTCATGGTTGACATTTCGCATCGCTCGGGTGTACGCCTCTTCGAGCTTTTGCCAGTAGCGCACGGCCCAGCCGTTCGCACGGCGCCACGCGTCTACGATCCGCTGAGCGTCCGACTCGCTCATGGTCACGCCGTACGCGCGGGCCATGTTGCCGAACGCACCGATACCGCCCGCAAAGCCAAGGCTTAGGATCGCCACCTTGCCGATCTGGCGCTGCTCGTCGGTAATCTTTGAGACGTCGGTGCGGTAGATGCCAGCGGCCTCACGCTTATAGATGTCACCGCCGACACGGAATACATTGAGCACGTCTTCGGCAGTGCGGTCAGCCGAGAGCCACGCGGTCGCACGCGCCTCGATGGCGTTCCAGTCCGCGACGACATAGACGTTACCTTTGGCGGGCACGAGCGCAGGGCGCAGCATGGACTTGAGCACGTCCGTGACACGGATACCGTAACGCGGGACGATGCTATGCCCGCGCACAAGCGCCTGTCGCACGGCCTCGGGCTCTTTGTGGCACTTGCGTGTGAAGTTATGCACCTGCGCGCCGTAGCTCGACGCGCGGCCTGTGGCGCTGCCGCCTGCAAAGACAAACGCGCCGCGCACGCGAGCATCTTGGCCCGCTAGGTTAGCTAACCTCTTAAACTTAGCGACCGACGACGCCCAGAGATCATCCGCACACTGCACGACCTCGGCCACATCAGCGGGCAACTCATCGGGGTTGTCCATGGCCAATAGATTAGCGCGCACGGTCTTGTCGATGCTGAACTTAGACTCACCGTCCTTGTAAACAGTCATCAGCTTCTTCGCTTCAGGGCCGACGCGCGCGAGCACCCACTCGCGCATGCGCGGGCTGCGCACGCTCGTAATCATGCCGCGCGTAACGTCAGTCACGATCTGCTCGATGTCTTGCAACTCGGCCTCGGCGTAGCGCACGGCGGCCTCGCAGAGCGGCACGTCCACGCGCACGCCACGGTCGTTGATGCGCTCGTTGACGTGGTAATCGGCAAGCTCTGTATCCGATAGGATACGCATCGCCTTACTAATCTCGCGCATCGCGCGGACATCCTGCTCGCAGTAACGGATCATCTCGGCCATGAGCTCGGGATCGTTGTTGAACGTGCCGTCAGCCTTGGGGATCGACAACTGCCGGATCAACTGCGCGCCGCGATGGTCTTTCTTCATCTTAGACGACAGAGCGCGGCCTATGTCTTCAAGGCTACCAGGCAGACAGTTAGCGCGTGCCTGTGTCGCTGTGCAGAAAAATTGAGTCAATGCGAACGGGATGTCGAGCACATGCCAAAAGATTAGGCGCTCGAACGCGGCGTTATGCGCGCGGATCTGACCTGTCCAGTTCGCCACGCGCTCAGGAAATGGATACTTTGGAAGCCACGTCTCAACGGGCTCATCGTCGAACGCATACGACATGCAGAGCACCTCGGTGCTCGGGTCGCGCGCGTAGTTGTAGACGCCTGCGCTCTTCAGGTCGCAGCGGCTACGCGTCTCGAAGTCTAACCAAAGTATCGCCATCAAAAGACGGGGGCCGTTGCCGACCCCCGCTCCTTTTAGGCCGCGCGACGGCGGCGGGCTGCTGCGGCGGGCGGTGGCGTCTCGTCATCACCTGACGACGCGTCACCTTCCATCGACACCCACTCGACGATCTCAAAGACCGGCGTGTAGATGCGACCGTACGACTTGTGCTGATAATGTTCCTTCTTTAACAGCACAACCGGCACCGGCTTGTCTTGATCGCGCTCGACCTGTGCAGCGATGGCGGCTGCCAAGGTCTGAACGGCACGCTTGCCGCCCACGGACGTGGTGCTGTAGCGGGCCTCCAGCCCTGCATCCTGTCCGCTGATGCACTTCAAGCTCAAGCCAACCTGCGTCTCCCAACCCTTCTTTGACTGCGGGGGTGCAGGCTCAAGCTCAGGTAGCGGCTGTGACACCGACACCATCTTCTCGCCAAGCACCTCGCCGTCGCCCCAAGCAATGAAGCCGTGGACAAACGAGAACGGATTGATCGCCCACTTACTGTCTTCTTCAGCCTCGGTTTGATCCGCACCAAAGACCCAGTGGCCCGTCTTATCCATCTTGAGGATTGCGGTGCCGGCAGGACCGACATCGACCTCGATGTTACGCAGGGCGGTGGACAGAGACGTAACAGCGGGAAGACCCGCAGAACTAAACGCAGTGATATTTGACATTACTATGGTTCCTTACAATAGTTTAGAAAGAGCCGCAGTTAACTGCTGCCCGATTTGCAACACGGCTGGCCGAGGATCGCTCTCCGGCGCAAACGTGTTACCCGTCGAGACCGAAACGACGAGATCATCCGGCAAGCGGAGCTTCAGCTTTTTGAGCTTCTTCTCCGCCTGTGCCGGCGTCACTACACTCGTCTCGATCACGTCCTCTTGCGGCAGGTGTTTCAATAACGCCTGCTTCGCTTGTTCTTCATCGACCCATTTACGTGTGGCGCGCTTCGCCACAAGCTTATAGTTCGGCACAGGGTTGCCTGACTCTAACACTTGCAGCGCAAGACCGCGCAGATCGCTAATCCATTGCTCAAGCACATTGGCGCGCTCAAGCATGGCGCTCAACTGCTCGGCGTCTAATTCTTTGATCTGAGTTTGCAGTGCTCGGTCTACGGCGCCGGTCATCAGCGGGCAGATCGGCTTCGCCGCGCACCAACGGCAATGGTCGCCTACTTTCAGCGTGGCGTTCGGCTTCTCTGATTGCTTGACCGCGTAGGCAAGCTCACGCTCGAACTGCCGCACGCGATCAAACGTCGTCATCCAACGCTTGACCGAGGGCGGCTGGACAATGATCAGTTCAATCTCTTTCGCGCCGTCAAAAACCCACGATAGGCTCGGCGTGCGGATCGCCGCAGCCGTATAAAATAGTAGCTGAGCGTTTTCTTCAGCTTCGACGGCCACGCCATCACCGAATTTCCAATCCAATATAACAGCGCGATCATCAATCCGACCGATAAGATCACAAGAACCAAACACGTCCGGTAAAAAATCACCAAAGCCGACTGTTTGTTCAACGGCGAATTCAAGCTTGGCCTCGGGGTCGATGTCATTGAGCGCTCCCATCGCAGGCCGCACCTTGCTGTCAATCAGGTCGCCTGTCAGTTTGATGCCGCTGTACTCCATGTCGAGGACATGGCGTAATTCTTTGTCGCTGCCCAAAAGCTCTGCCATCACATTGTGCAGAAGCGTGCCTTCGTCAGCGTATTTACTCGATGGTTTCGGCGGGACTTTTTGACACAGCGCAACACTGCCTGGGCAGTTGATCACACGCTTTGCTGTCGATCCGCCGACTATGTTGCTATGGCTCATCGTGTAGTCTCCTTTAGTGTGTTTGAGCAAGCGTAGACCGGCATCCATGGCTTGTCAAGCATTGTTTTATCGCATAAGATCTTCTTATGCGAGAGAAGACTATTGAAGAATATCTGACGTGGGCGGTCGAGCGAGTGGGCGGCGTGACGTTTAAGTTTAGAAGCCCAAGCCAGCGCGGAGTGGCCGACCGTATTGTCTGTTTGCCGGACGGGCAGACGTGGTTTGTAGAGCTAAAGGCTGACCGAGGCCGACTGTCGCCGCTGCAACGCGTGTTTGCGTCGGTCATGGAGCAGACCAATCAAAACTACTGCGTGCTCTTTAGCACCGAGGATGTCGATGCTTTCATTGCGACCGTATCAAGAGAGCGCGGCTGACTTCCTCTACGAGCACGACCGTGCGATGGTGCTGGCGCCTGTGGGCGCGGGCAAGACGGCGCTGACGCTTGCGGCGATGCAGGACGCGCTAGAGGATGGCGTCGTCACGCGCTGGCTCGTCGTTGCGCCGCTGCGTGTGGCCCAGCATGTGTGGCCGGTCGAGGCGCCGAAGTGGGCGCCCGCCTTAGACCTTGCTGTCGCCATTGGTTCCCCCGCATGGCGGACAAAGGCGTTGGAGTCTGACGCGCGCGTCGTGGTGACTAACTATGACAATCTGCAATGGTTGGCAAAACAGCCGCTCAATTTTGACGGTGTTGTTTTTGACGAACTGACTCGGCTTAAGAATCCATCAGGCGTACGCTTTAAAGCGATTCTAAAGGCGCTAGAGCCCGTTAAAATCCGTTGGGGTCTGACGGGTAGCTTTACCTCAAACGGCTTAGAGGACGTGTTTGGGCAATGCAAAATCATCGACCAAAGCCTTCTCGGGCGCAGCAAGGGTGCGTTTTTACAACAGTATTTTATCTGCCTCAATCGGGAGTATGGCGAATGGACCCCCGCGCAGGGGGCGCTCGCGCAGGTGATGGCGCGGATCAAGCCCGCGACCTTTGTGCTAGAGCCTGGCGAATACAGCGACAAGCTGCCGCCGCTGCACACGGTGGAGATGCGCTGCGATCTGGTTGACCGCGAGCCGTACGAGACGATGAAGCGCGACTTTATCGTCGAGTTCCCCGACGCTAGGGCTATCGCTGCGAACGCGGCGGCGGTCACGTCTAAGCTACAACAGATGGCAAGCGGGTTTGTGTACGAGACGACCCATACCGCATCGGAACGACCCGGCAAGTTCGATGTGACGCAAAAGACCGTGTGGTTTTCAGACCACAAGTTTGAGCTGCTGGATGAATTGCTTGAAGAAAACCAGCACGCCAATACAATAATTGTTTACAATTACCAAGCTGAACTGGCCGAGTTGCGGCAGCGTTACCCTAAAGCGGCGACGATTGACCAGCCTGGCGTAATCGACGCATGGAACCGAGGTGAGATCGAACTGCTATTGATCCACCCTAAGTCCGCAGGCCATGGACTCAACTTGCAGCACGGCGGCAGCCGGATGGTGTTCGTCTCGCTGCCGTGGTCGCTTGAAGAGTACGAGCAGGTCATCGGTCGATTACACCGCAGCGGTCAACGGCATGACGTGTGGGTGTACATCTTGTTAACAAACAAGACGATTGACGAGAAAATTTGGGCGGCGCTACATGACAAGCGCGCGCTGTCAGACGTAGCGATGTGGGAGCTAAAATGAACTGGAGACAATTAAACGCGACGCTCAACGACATGAGCGAAGCGGACGTTAAGCGGATGCTTGATGAAGAGATGGTTGGCGCGCAACGCGTGACCTTTATCGAGCGTCTACACCAGCGCTATTGCGCGTTGCGAGCTAGCCGCGAGCGCGCTGAGCTCATGGCTTCAATCGCCCCGACTTCGCAAGCGGCGTAAGTAGTCGGCGCCTTCCTCGGGGTCCCACCAAATCTTAACGAGATCGGGGTGTTCAGGCGGTAGATTGGGATTGATGATAGCGAGCGCGCAAGGGCTCAGCGTGTTGTCTCTAAATCCGCGTTCTTTAGCAAAGCGATCATAGACCTTGTAGCTCGACACTTTGAGCGCGTGCATGGCGATGTTATTGATCGGATCTTTAAGCACGCTGTAGGCTGACTCGTGCTTGTGCCCCGCGACATAAAGATGATCACGCGTACCCATGATTGCGGCCTTCATCGGCCCGTGCGCAGGGTTCCAGATGCTAGATCCCGCATGATCGTGCCGGCTGTTGACGCGCACCTCGCGCCCGTTCGGGAAGCGCAACGCGATGCGCGCCTCGCTTGATTTGTAGAGCGCGTCAGATTGTTTAGCAATCCAGCGCATCGGATCACCCGCACCCGACCACAGATCGTGATTACCGCCGATGATCCAAAGCCAATCGCAGCGGCCTACGAACCATTCGGCTAACCGCCACGCCTGCGCGGCAGACGTACTTTGATCGCCGTAGAGCCGTGCCAGCCGGCCTACCCAGTTGTTAGTCGTGTCACCCACATTGACGGCAAACAAACCTTCCGTATCCGCAACAAGTTGCGTGTGCCGCTCTAGCGCCTCGATGTCGGTGCCGTCGTCATCGACGTGCGGGTCGCCAAAAAACAAAAGGCCAATCGGCCCTGCTAGTTTGATCCGTATGGGGATCAGCTTACTCGCTTCTTCGTGGTTGCGCTTATTAGCAAACTGCCGCTTACGATGCTCGATTAAATCTTCAATCGGCACGTCATCAAGCGGCAACGGCGTAAACGAATACTCAGGCGTATCAACATCGCGCTTGTTTTTGATGTTGGCTAATCGGCTTAAAAAGGTACGAACGTTGTAGCCTATAGCCGCCGCAGCGGCAGTGCGATTTCCGTTGTGTCGCTCTAGTGCCGCTAAAAGTTCTTCATCCGTTACTCTTTTTTCTGGCATGGTTACTTCATTGTGGTCAGCATTTGATGGAGCATTACCGAAAAACGATCCACAAAATCTTCGTTTTCGGAGATGTCGTAATATCCACAGGTGTCAAGAATAGCATGTACAGCTTCATGTAAAAATACAGTTTGTCTGTAAGTACCTGACAACGTTGATATTAGCTCAATGCGACACTCAGATGGCATCCACATTGCGAGCACCGTATCGCCCCACTTCCATTTTTTGGCGGGGACATTGACGACTTTGATCTTGTGAGGGCCTAAAGCAAAAGACCGTGGAACGCCGTCCTCTCGCATGTCGCCTCCTAGTAGGACCACAAATTAGGGCGTGAAGGGCCTTCTAATGTGTCCAAATGAATAAACCGTCCGCTACCTTTTTGCTGTACGCCAACGCCCGTAAACCCTGCGGCAAACGCTAATTTTAAGAATTGATGCGCCTCCGCTCGATCAATCGAAATGTCGGCGGCGCACCCCGACGTATGTGCGCCAGGTTGCGTCTTTTTTGCTTCAATGGGGTGCTCGGGGCATCGGTATCCTGATGTGATACGCACAGGCTTTCCATAGACACTTCGTAAAGTTTGAAGTTTCTGTAGAAAATCCGGCTGCATCTCGTTCTTGCCGCAGTGTGAGCAGTTAAACTCGTCCGCCGAAAAGTTCTGGTAGCTTGACCAGTCGATCATTTAGCCACCCCTTTGAACTTTTCAAACGTCCTTAAACCGCCCAAGCCTAGCATCCCAAGCAAGATGGTCATCAGGCTGTCCATGTTAAAGACGGGCAAAGGTGGGATCTCTTCGCCGCTCAGCACGACGAGAAAAGACGTAACGGGAAACAACACAAAATGCCAAGCGAGCGCAATGCCGCAGGTCCAACCAATGAAAGGGCGCCAGCCTGCCACAAACGGGCTACGGTTAGCGGCCTCTACCTTATTGACCTCGATCTGGCCATTGGCGATCTCTTGGGCGTGACGCTCAGCCATTGTGGCGAGCTCATGCGCAAGTCTCGCCTTTTGATCTTTATCGGGAATGAACTTGTCGAGCAGCCCTGTAATCGGGCCGATCAGCGACTCGATCATTTTTTATCTTCTTTTTGATTTAGCTGATCCCAAATGCGGCCTAGAATCTCGCGGATCTCGGCTAATGTGTCGCGGTAATCATCACGTCGAACAAACTGGTTCATCATCTCTTTATGATCGCGCTGAAGATTCTCTAAGCTGTTTGTGATCGAGCGCAGCGTCCACCCTCCAAAGGCTGCTGCTACCATGATCGCAATGTTAAAAGCCGCTTGATAGTCCATGTCATCGCTTCTCTGATAAAGCCTGTGTGGTGACGGTGCGCAAGACTAGGTTAGCTAACGCGCCTACTAAAAGAATTGACGCTGCAACGTCCTGACCGAAGAGCACGGTCAAGTTGCCGGCGAACATCTCTAAGCTCGCAAGCAAAGCAAGCAACACGTTCCACCAGACAGTCTTGGACTTGAGCGCGCCTTTAAGCATGTCTGAAGTCATAAGTCTCTCCTTAAGGGGCTAATTGATTTTGCCGCGCTTCGGCTTCAGCCAAAGCGTTAGTAAACGCCGCAGCAGGAGTCGCTGCGCGTTGAGCTATCCCGCCTGCTTGACGAATGCCGCCTGTTACCGCCTGTACGCCTGCGGCGCGGGACATTGCCTGCTCTAACGCTTGTGCGGCGAGTTCAGGTCGCAGCATCTCGGTTGCAATTTCAATAGACAACTTGCGGTCAATCTTGCCCGCCAAACGCCGTGAGATAGCGTTAGCTACCGTAGCGATGCGGTTAAGTAACGTAGGCATGGTTACGCCACCTACGGCTTCAACCAATAGCCCCGTACCTGCGCGCTCGGCGGTTGGACCAATAGGCCGCGCTGCGCGAGCTTGCGTGCGGTAGTCCGCTTGGCGCGCTAAGTCCTTTCGGATGTCTTCAACAATTTTGACTTGATCAGGCGTCAATACGTCGGACAATTTTTTGAAGCGGGGTGCGCCTAAAATTGCGCGCTGAATAGTTTGCGGCGCAGTTTCGACCGCCCCCGCAAACGCCGCAGGACGTAACTTTTGTTCGCCTTCTAGCGCCGACGTAAGTTTGCTTTCCAAAAATTGACCGACTTCCATTTGGTTAATCGGCCCGCTCTGTTTGGCAAACGTCTCGCGTGCGCCTTTGTACCCAGTAGCTTTGCCCTCAAGCCAGTTCAAAAACTCAGCCCGCGTTCCAGTAATAGCGGCGGCTTCGGTTTTACCAATGCCAAACGTCGCGGGATCTCTAATCAGATCATCAAACGCCATTTTGACGTAATGCAGACTTTGCACAGGATACTGCGCGACCTGTGCCGGTATGACGATTTCTCGTGAAGGGGCACCGCTAGGGTCAAGAATGGATGACGGTATGCGTTGCTCCGGTACATCTTTGCCAATTACAAACGGCTGTTTCTTTTCGGCGGCAATTTTTGCCGCGCGGGCCAGTACGCTACTCATTGACGGGCGTGTCAAAAGCTCGCTAAACACTTCGTCTACGTCTACAAGCTGTTTGCCTGCTGCGCCATAGTTAGTTTTAGCCGTGGCATCGCGAACTTTTTTAGCTGTTTCTAACTGAATAGGTGTACCGCCCACTTCGCGAATAGACGCCGCGCGAGCCGCATCTTGGCTGCGTTGCCGTGCTAAGTATTGAGAGGGCAACACGCGCTCGGCAGACTCTTGTAATGCCGAATATCGCGTGACGCCAAGCGGCGATGCGGCTTCGCCGGCGGTCGGCATGGCGCCTGGCACGATCTCAGTTTGCCCGCGCAGCATATTGACGATCTCGGGTCCGCGACCTTCAGCCGCTTCAAGCAGCAAGCTAGTTTTTGGGCCTGTCGCTAAACGTTCTAACACGTTGACGCCCGCACGCCCCGCTACTGCCGCAGGCGCGGTGATAACGCGGGAAGGATCAGTAACTCGTGATACGGTCTCTAGCACGCGACCTGCGCGCCCTGGCGCGGCTACAGCCGACGCTCCCGCCAAAGTTGACACGTCACCTAAAAAACCTACCGGATCGGTAGCGATGGTGTTCTTGAGCGCCTCGACGCTGCCGTAACGATCTCTGTAAACACCGCCAACTGCATTGGCTTTTTCAATAAACTCTTGAGCCTTATCTGGTCGCGCCATCCACTCTTGCGGAATAAATCGCGCATAAACACCCGTCAGCACTTCGCCCAACTGCTCTAGCGTTTCTCGCGGCTGCGAAACAGCAGTCAGCATACTGCGCCCAAACTCTAGCGCGCTAGGACCAATGTTTGTCAGCGCCTCTTGCCCCACTTGAGCCCAAGTGCGCCCCGTTGGCATGGCATCTTGCTGTCGTTGCTGCAAATACGCATCTGGATCAAAAGCAGGTGCAGCAGACGGTTCGGTTTGCGCCAGATACGCGTCTGGATCGAAGGCCATTGTTACTACACTCCAAGCCGTTGTTTAATTTGCGCAGCGCGCGGATCGTCAGGGTTAGCGTTAGCCCAATCAAGAGCTTGTTGGTCTTGGGGGGACAATGTTACTGGGCGCTCAGGCAAATTAAATGTTCGCTTCGGTCGGCCATAATTTTCAAAAAAATCATCAAGTTCGCCTGACTCAATGCGCGCATTGTAATCCTGCACAAGATCTTCTTTATATTTTGCCCGCATTTCGGCCATGCGAATAAGCGTGTCCTTATCCAACTTACGTGTGCCCGAAACAACTTCGCGCAAGAACTCACGTTCGGCTGGCGTATCAAGACCTCGAGCACCGACGCCCAAGGCAGATATTTGCTGAAATACATCGGAGCCAAGCAAAGCTTCCAAGTATTGCGAATCAGCTACGCGTTCTGCGGCTTCAGGATCGTCAGCCACCGCTGAAATAATACGATTAAAGTTAGTGGAAAGCTCTGATGTAATGCCAGTGGAAGGTTTGCCCTCACGCAATAGGCGCAAAGTTTCGTAGTCTTTTGGCAGCCCGCGCGCGGCTGATTTAACCGCATTATATTCTGCAGCTAAATCTGCAGCGCCTAACTCTTCCAGTTTTTCTCCGCGTTTGCGACCCGGCAGTTGAATCGTTGTACGTGACGCGCCTGCGCCGCGCAATTCCCGTTGCTGTTCAAACACTTCCGGTGCCAATGGTTGATCGTAAGGCAATAACGCTTCGGCGGTTGGCACGCGGCGTTCGATGTAATCATCGGCAAAATTAGACATGCCCTCCATCCACTTCAAATAGTTTGCTTCGTCTTGCGGAATAGCCGCCACGGCTTCTTCAAGTGATACGGCTTTTTGTAGCTCGGGACCAATGAGAGGATCGCGGTACATATTAGTGATCCAAGAAGCCGCTGCTCGGGGGGTAAAGGGTATGTTTTTTCGGAAATATTCTACGCGCGCCGTTAACGCATCTGACTGCGCCTTAGTGCCTTTACCTAACTGTTCTTGTGTTTTGCCGTACGACTCCAACAAAGCAAGACCACCAGGAGTTTGCATAAGTTGGTTGCGGCCCTCTGGCGTCGTCAAAGCACCTGAGCGCACTAACGCGTTAAGAGCTTGCTCTTGTTGCGCCGTACGCAACGCTTCGGCTTCCTGCCGCTGCTGCGCGCGCATTTGTTGACCAAGCTGCGCGCCTTGTATGTACGAGCCCAATACGTTAACAGGCTCAAGTTGTGTTGCGCCAATGACTGCCATGACTTACCCCACATTCCCGTATTGCGGGCCTTGATAGTTAAGGGCCATTAAATTTTGACCGCCGCCCGGCGTTACATTAGTCGGGCCAAAGTACCCGCCTTTATAAAGTCCGTACCCTAACGCGCCTTGTCCTAACGCCTGCGACAGCGCGTTCGCTTGACCAAGATAACCCGAAGCGCGCGCTTGCCCCGCACCCATTAACAAATTGCCGACGTTAGTACCGTACTGCCCTGCCTGCTGGCCGACTTGCTGCGCGGCGGCTTGGCCTGCGCCATAGAGACTGCCTAACGCGCCCAAGCGAGTGCCCATTAAGGCTTGCGCGCGGTTAAACGCGTTCATGTACTCTTGCGAACCCATCTCCTGCCCGTACCGCACGCCTGCTTTAATCGCACCGCCACCAAGCAATTGTCCGCGAGCTGATTGCATGCGCTCCAGCGCCTTTTCGCCTTCCGCTAAACGGAAAGCAAAGCCAGGGTCCCTTTGCATTTGTTCTATCGTAACCGGCGCACCGATGGCGCCGTAGCCCGGTGTGCCCGCCTCGCCGCCAAGCCCTAGCATCCGCAGCAGTTCGTTCTGCGCGGTCATTCCGGCTTGACGAAACGGCTCCTGAAGCTCGGTTTGCTTCTCAAAAATCTCGCGCTGCACTTGAGCGGCTTGGTCAGCAGCTTGTGTTTGCGCTTTAGCGGCTTTGCTTGCCGCGCGGGATGAGACAGCGCCCCCGACAATTGCGCTTCCTATAATTGCAGCTTCAATACCCATATCAGTGGCCTCGTATAAACATGTCGTCTTGCTGGACGAAACCTAATCGTTTCAAAATGCCGTGCATGTACTCATGCCCCGGCGTTACGCGGGTTACTACCCGATCCTTTGCAAACAGTTCTGAAAGAAAACCTTTTGTGGCCCATTTGCGGCGCCACTCGGGCAGTATCGAAACATGCAATTCGTCGCCGTTAAAATACACAGCGCCAATGCATTTGTCATCTCGAAAAATGCCTTTAATTGTCCAGTCTTTCACTGCATCAGCGTATTGCTCAAACGACACGTCCGACGCCCAATCTGTCGCGTCGTATCCGACACGCAAGGCTAGGTCGCGGTTGTCGCTTAGATGCGTCACGACACTTCACGCCCCGAGCAGCGGATGTTGATGGCAGACCCTGTGCCAGCAAGCGTTGAGATGTAGCCGCCTGGCGCAAGAATCTGGCCGATCAGTTCTGGAAACGTGTATGTCTCTGACGGTAGCAGCGTCTTGGCTTTAATAATCAAGTTCTGGTTGCCTGTCGAATCAAATTGCGTAACGAGATTGATTGAGATGGTCGCCGCCGATGCGCTGTAATTTGTTGCTGTGAACTTATCCACAATCGCTGACACGTTTGTCGCCGTGTACTGCGTCGTTTGTGCGGCTTCCGCGATCTTGGCTGGAATCAGAACTTTTACATTAACTGCCATACGTCACCTTAGAATGTAAAGACCATGCGCACGCGACCGGCGTACCCCGTCTCACCGCTTATTGTGATGCCCCCATCGCCGCCTGCGCCGCCGGTTAAACCATTATCACCCGTAATCGGTATAGCGCCGACGGTTACACCGACCGCACCGCCGTTGCCAGTCGTGTTGGTCGTATTACCGCCTGTGGCAGTGCCTCCGGCGCCTTGCACCGCAAACAAGCCCCACGTGCCGCCTTGACCGCCGTTGCCGGTCATGGTCGCCAAAGCGTAGGTGCCGGCGTACGCGTTCGAGAAGCCGCCTGCGCTACCATTAAGTGTTGCGCTTGTGCCACCGACACCGCCAGCACCGACGGTGTAGCTAATCGTCTTGCCGTCATCGCCAGATAGCACCAAGACTGTCTTACTGTAGCCGCCGCTACCGCCACCTGCACCTGCGAAGATCTCCGGCTCACCCGGCACGATCTCGCCTTCGTAGCGCGCGCCACCGCCTCCACCTGCGCCCCAGACCTCAATCGTGACGCCTGTGGCACTTGCTGGAATAGCGACTACACCTGCACTGGGCTCGGTGTAGTCGTACACACCCGCGCCAGCACCGCCTGTGCTGCCGTTGATGAACGCGGCTAAGATGGCTCCGCTCATTAGGTCAAGCCTGCTCCGCTAATCAGCCAAGATGTCGCGCCAATCTTAATACAAGTCGCCACACCATTTTGAGCTAATGTCCGCGTGCCGGTTGTGGTGCTGTTAACCAACGTCAGCGTGTCCGACGTAATCGCAATCGAGAGCGCGCTAGCATTGCCGTTAATGATAATAAACACCGTACCTGTCGGAAACGGCACCGAGGCGTTGGCGGGGATGGTCAGCGTGATACTGCTGCCATTCATCAAAATCGTCTTGCCTGCATCCGAAGCGATCAGATCATAGTTGACTGTTTGGCTGTTCAGCGGCGCCTCGCGGTAGCCTACCGGATAGTTGTTGCTTGACGGCGCGTTGTCAGGGATGAGCGCAGTGCCCGTAAATGTCGGGCTAGCAATCGGCGCATAAGTCGCCGCAGCGGTCGCCGCTGACAGCGCATCGGTAATGCCGTAGCCTGAGAGCGTGGTCGGTGTGCCCGTCACGTTCGCCCACGGATACGACAGCAACGCGATGTCATTAACGCCCGAAATATTGTCGTACTCACCCAACTGCACATCGCAAGAATCGCGCAGCACAAACCGATACGCGACGCCTTCGGTCAGCCACATGTCTTCAGGCAGTCGGCCAGAAGAGTCAAGAATGATAGGGTTAGCATTAGCGGTGACGCCGGTTACGGATGTGTACGTCGTTTGCGGGGTCGTAGTGCCTGCCGCATACGTGTAGATTTTTCCGCCTGCCAGCACAGCACCGTCATCGGTAAAAAACTGTGCTCCAGCGCCCGCAAAAGGCGAAAGAAAAACGCTCATATATACACCTGCATAACTGTCAAAATGATGGACGGAATGGCGGGGACGGGGGCCGAGGCAGCGAAATGCTGTAACTGCACGTCAATGCTATCAACTGAAAAGTAAAGCTGAAAGTAATCGCCGTTTGATAAAGGTAAAAAATAGTTAGCAGCGGAAAAGATTTCCGCATCATTGCCTTGGATTTGAACTAAACAAGCTGAGCTTGGCACCGCCGTTCCGTTAATAGCGGGCCATATATAAAACCGGCCTGTACCGCCCGATGTTTTATCAACCTGAATTGAAAACTGAATGTTGTAGATCGCAGGCCGCGATACCTTGACCTTGCTACTATCTGCGGGGTCAAGATAGACCCCGTAGTTGGCGTCGGTCGTATTGTACGTAATCGCCGTTGCGGTATTGATTGCGCTCGCCGCCTGTGTCGTGGTGTCTTGAAACGAACCAAAACTCACAGGGGTTATCTCCGGCGCGCGCGGTGCTAGCTCCAACGCCTGCACCCGCGCTTGAGTTGCGGCGAGCTCAGCTTCGGTGGCCGCGTCGCTAAACGGCGCTAACTCTAAATCGTTTATCGTAACCGCCGTTGTGCCGCCACCTGTTAATTGAAACTGGTTATTAAAGAACCGAAACCACTCGCGCGAGATTTGACCTGTTTGCGCGTCGATGAGCGGCACTCGCGGTGCGGGGATTTGCGTAACGTTTTGCGTCATGCCGCTGTCCCACTTAAGCGCAGTTCAGCGCCCATGATCGCAACCTTAACCGGATCAGTGCCTGAGATCTCATACACGCGATCTCGCAACTTAGTCGTCATGCCAAGGCGCCGGAAGATGGCGCGAGTGCCGTATTGACCTGAACGCCCCATCGACACAGTGCGCTCACCGTTCCATGTGTGCCCGCCGTCATCAGACCATCGCAACATTAGACGGGGGTTGACTCCCACGGTCGCGCTTGACTCGATGACTAAGCTCAACCCTTCATCTTCTACAACACCTAACAAGTTATCGCACGGCTGTGTTTGGATGTCTTGCGGCACGTTCGTCCCAAGATTAGCTACCAACTGCGGCGCGCCTGTCTCTGTGTTAATGATGACCTGTGATTCGTTCGTAATCTCTGTAGGGTCATCGAACGCGTCGACGCCTGGCAAGCCCACGCCTGTCTCACAGTCGATCTGTAGCGTGTGCTGGGCCGTGCGGTTTAGATTGTTGGCTCCCGTCGGCAGTGCGCGCCATGACCGCAGCCATTTTTGCGTCGCGTTGTTGTCTGCATAAACTGACAAATCGAACGCATATAAATTGCCGTTTTCATAGTCGCCTACAATCGGCTCGCCATTAAACGCAGTGTGGCAGTTCGAGCGATGGCGCGTAAAGCGTCCGAGCTTGAACCCTGCTCGCTCGTGCCAAGCGCCGGTCGCGGCATCGTAGACCCACGTTGTGTTGGCAGACGGGAAGATCAACACGTAAAACATGTGCCCGTCTTGCTGATAGGTATACGCAAACGCGTCCGACATGTTTTCGTACTGTTGAATGGCGTACTCAATCGCGTGCGTTGAAACGCGTGCGGCTTGATAGCCTTGCGCGCGATAGACGATGCCTTGACCGCGCGCATCGGCGCCGAGCCAAAACACGCTGTTATCCATCTTAGCTACTGAATATGGCGCAACGCAGCCGATCTCGTTGTACGCGCCTTGGATGCGCGTCAAAGGAAAATCGGGATCGCCTGAGTTGTACCAAACTTCAGTGGAGTTGGTGCCAAACAGCCACGCCTCGCGGTGATCGACAATCAGCGCAACTAAATTATCTGGCGCGGCTTCCGCGCTAGCAAAGTCAAGTGCATCAATTGAAGTGCCGTCAAAGAGTGACGTAATCCACACACGTTGGCTGTTGGGCTCGTTAAAAACAAAATAGCCATCTAAATAGCCAACAGTCACAGCGCCTGGAAAATCAGGGTCCGTAATAGGGACAAGCGTGTCTGACAAACTGTTGTAGATGTAACCGTCTGGGTTTGCCGCGATAAAAATTTGAATACCGTTGTCCGCCATCGACACAGGGCCCGTGCCTGAGATAGTTCCGATAACGTTAGGCGACGCGTTCTCTTGCAAGATTCCGCCACCGTCTTCAAGAAGGGCTAACGAGCCGTCTTCTAGCAATAGTTGGTTTAATGCGCTAGGCGCAAAATTTGCGTCGAGCTTATAAAACTCATTGCCAGAAACTACGTAAATATGATTTTTAAGCGTATACAGCCCGCGAATGGGCCCCGTGCCTACTGTTGTCTTAAAGCTCAAGCCCGGACAACGTTGTAAATACGCAGGCTCTTTGCCCCCTTCCGGTATGACCTCGGGGTACAAATTAACCATACGATTATCGGCGGCGTTAACCGACCGAAGCACGTATGAGGAGCCGAGAATCGGCGTCTTCATTAGAAGTTCCCAGCGTAAATATTGTAGCGGTTACGGCGTGCGATCACGCTGTACGGCATCGACATTATGTCGTCAGGGTTGTTGATGCGCTTGAGATTGCGCTTGCTCGTCATCGCAATGCGTTGCACTTGCGGTGACGGTTCAACCCCAAACTCCGGCGCCAACTCCATCGCTAAGTTATAGCGAAACGCGCGCAAGTAACCTGGCGGAAAGGCCAGCGTTGTATCAAGCGTCGCCGGCTCAGAGAGCTCAAGCACTGAAATGATGTGAAACTCTAGCAGACGCGTGGGTACTGGATATAAGTACATCGTCACGTCGGGGTGCGTCATATTAACCCACATAACTTGCGGGTATGTGCTCGTAACGGTCTTCACGGCAATGTTGTTATATTGCAACTCATTGACCATTCGGATGCCGTACGACACGTTCGTAGCGGGGTCACGAAAATACGTTGAGTCCAAGATCTGCACGGGACGCGCGCCGACAAAATTACCCGTCGGACCGATGGTGCGAACGCGCTCGCTAGGCGTCCACGAAAAGGTTTGATCTTGCGTGGCGTACACTGACAATCGCTCAGTGTTCCACGAGTCGATCATTTGGTTTAGTGCGGTAAGCGCATCGGCAGAAGTTTCCGCAGAAGGGACTTCGCCTTCTGCCAACTGTCCGATCAACCGCAACGCGCCGTTAATTTGGTCAGCGGCGGTAGTCATGGCTTATTCCTTCCTCTTTCGACGCGTTCTTAACTTGTTGTCGGCCATAACGGAGTCCGACGGTGCAAAAGTTTCCTCTTGCACCGCCGGTCCCGCAGGGTCGTACTCTTCCCATCCGTTCTGGTAATCCATAGCGACTTCCATATCGGAAATCGCCACCTTGGTCCCGTGAACGGGATGACGAAGATAGTAGTGCATAGTTACGGAAGAATACCGTAAGTTTGCAGTTTGCTCTCTAGTTCCGACACGCGATCCTGAAGGTTCTTGACCACAGACAACACCGTGTTGCCTTCATCTTTAGTAACGAAGCCAAACGGGGAGCTGTTGGTTAGATCCTGAATTGCGTAGTCAGGTGAGCCAGGAGCGGTAAAGGTAATGTCGGTAAGTGCCGTCGTATTCGCAGCCACTTCCGGAACGAAGCGAGCCCCGTCCAAAAGCTGATCTGCATAGGCGACACCAATCGGCTTGGTGTTAGGCATGAGCGTAGTCCTCTAGGCAGTGCCCCCTACGGTATCACCCGTAGGGGGCGTTTGCTATTACGAGATGCGGTAGACAGTCCACGCACCGTCGCCGGTCTTACGGCAACGGAAGTGACCTGACGTGGCCGCCGCTACAGCGCCTGCGCCTACAAGCGTCCAGCCCGTGCCCGCAGCAACCGTGATCGCATCCGAACCCGACGCATCAATGTTGATGACGAAGAAGTCGAACGCTGCGTCAACTTTTGCAGTGGACGAATAAGCAGCTTCCCAATCCGCAACGGTCGGAAGGGTCAGATTGCCTGCCGTGCCGTTGAAGGTGAAAAGACCGCCTGCAAGCTGCGCTGGCGTAGCCGTTGCGCCTGCCGTAAGCGCCACAGGGGCGCCTTGGGCAAACATGACCGGCTCGCCAACATTGCCAGCGCTGATCTGATAGCCACCAGTACCATTAGAAATTGCCATTTTTCAATACTCCGTGAATAAGGTTAAACATTAGCCCCAGAGGCGCACGGCCATCTGCGGACGAATGACCCCATACCCGTACAGTACGTCAATACGGCAAGGCATACGGTCGTTGTTGATGTCGTACTGACGGACAACGCGCATGGAGATGCCGTTGTGGACCTGACGCGAAGCCATGTCAACGCCCTGCGGGAGCAGGAGGTCGGCGGTGGCAAACGTGATCGCGTCCTTGTGGTACACCAAGTTCTGCGCGTACTGGCCGCTAGCCGCACCCAAGAAGGTTACGACGTCGCTGGCTTCCGGCAGCTTGCTGACGGTGGCGAGAGCGTGAGTCGGGCCGTAGACCGCTGGCGCAAACTCCACATCCGCAAACTCGGTCGAAGCCGAGGTGACGGTGTTCTGCACCACGAACTGCTGCAACGCGCCGGTTGACTCGCGGGTCTGCGGGTTGACCGCATACACGCCAGCAATCGTGAACACGTCGCCAGGGACGAGGGTGTTGCCGTCGGTCACGTTATCGAACGTCAGCGTGTTGGCGCCTTCGGTCAGCGTGGTCTTGACAATCGGAGTATCCGAACGCAAGGCCGAACCGTTGGTGTGCTGCTTGATCGACTGAGACATGTTGATCTCGTCGTAGCCCAAGATGCCTTCGCCCATCATGCCGTTCTTAAACTGACGGCTGATGGAGTCAACTGGGTTGAAAAGACCCTTCATGCCCTCGACCAACGCGGCGTTGGCGGCAGGGTTGACGGTCGCGTAGCGCGGCGCCATGCCCGCAGCGGCCTCGTTGAGCTTCTGCTGCGCCTGCAACAGAACGAGCGAGGTGCCAGGCGTGGTGCCGGGGGTGCCGACTGACTGGAAAATGCTCTTGTACGAGTTCGCCACGTCGGCGTCGATGCTGGCGGCCAACTGGCTGATACGCGGCTTCAACACGCGATCTGCGAAGTCGTCCAACTGGAGAGCCATCTCGGCGCTCGTGAAGTTGATGCCGATGTGCTTCTGCGAAGCGACAGTGAGAGTCGTGAACTGCTCGTTGTCGGACTGCACCTGAAGCGCGGCGCCATCGGTCACAAGGGCACGATCCGGCAAGCGGATGCGGAGGGTCGAACCGATCTTGGCACCTTCGACAGCGAAGCTGTCGTCGTACTGACGGTTCACGTTACGGGTGAGCACAAGGTTGTTCTCAAGGATCTCAAGAGCCTTCCTCGTGATCATGTCAATAGTCAGAAGTGAATTAGCCACAATAAATCTCCAAAATGAAGTTAGCGGTTACGACGCGCTTCCCACTGTTTCATCTGCCGCATGCGCTCAGCTTCGATCCACTCAGACGTGCTCATGTCTTTAATTGAGCGAGGGTCTGTCGTGTCTCGGGCCGGTGCGCCTGCGACTTTAGCCGTTACCGGCTTGATCGGCGGGGGCGCGTTGGTTGTCTTTTTAACCGGCGGATTGTCGGCTATTTTAGCCTCAATTTTGCCGATTTCCTTGGCTTGTAAATAGGGCGACAAGCGGGAAATGCGCTCAGCTTCTTTTGGATTCGAGCCCAAGTAGTAAGCCACATCGGGGCCTACGTCTGAAGCCTGAATCGTCTCCGCCATCACGGTCGTGATCGGCAGCGCTCGGTTGTACGCGACTTGCTCGAAGTCATCGTACTTCTCTCGCGCGGCCTCTTCCCGCTCGTGATACGCCTCCAAAAGCTCCATTTGCTGACGTTGCGCTTCTCGCTGGGCTAGAAGTTCTGCGGCTTTACGCTCGGCAAGCGCCTCGGCGTAAGCATCAGGATCTTCCTCCTTCGCGGGCAGCGGCGTCGCATCGGCCTTGGGGGCTTCAGCGGCTTTAGCAGCCTGTTCGCGTTCCCACTTGCGACGTTCTCTCGCAAGCCGTTTGCCGACCATCGCGTCTAACTCTTCTTGAGTAAACGTCTTGGCGGGCTTTTCCTCCGGCTGTTCTGCCTCTTGGGCAACTAATTCGGGTTCCGGTGTGGCCGTCACTTCCGGTTCCGGCGCGGGAGTCTCTTCCGCTACAACTTCAGTCTCTTCAGTCATTGTGATTCCTAATGAATCCCTGGTGAACCGCACCAGTACAGTTAAACTTTACCTTGCTCGTTGCGTAAAGGCAACTTTATCCAAAGTATGGCTCAACGTCTTCAATCTCAAGTAAGAACGTTTGACTGGCTGGATCAATTGCGCTTGTTGTTACATTAACAGCTTGAATAACCACCGCATTCTCTGCGTTATCTCTTGCGTAAAACGTATAGCTGACGCCGTTATCAATTGTTGAATACACGGGGCGCCCACGAACCAAACTTGTGCGCTTGCATCCATCAACGTCTGCAACGTAAACCGCGCCGGTATTTGCTGGTATTGACCCAAAATCGTAAATAAGCGGAATACGAAACTTAAAAAACGAGTTTTGATTAGTCGGGGTTACCGGGCCAGTTGGAGGATCGTCCGTGTTTTCCCAAGTAATTAATTTAGGCCAGTTTTTTGCAATGTTGTCTTTCACCCAGTAATAAGTAGAACCTGTTGCTAATTCTTCGCAAATGGTTACAAATCCCGTTGATCCCGCTGTACCGTCTGCGATAGCGATGTTATTGCGAATGCTAATATTAGCGATCTGAGTGTCTGCGTTGAGGTAGGTATCATCGCCAACCAAAATGCAAGCCGACAAACTGCCGCTCACATTTCGACGAACAAAACGATTACTTTCAATCGTAATGTTAGTGCCGTTCAGAATGTAAATGTTCGGAGGCAACGCAGCCGTAACCGACAAGTTATCATCAAACGTATTGTTGAAGATGTTTACATGGCTGGTCGAATACGATGTTGGTATTAACTGCTCACCGATTAGAATCGTATGCACCGCATTCCCGCGATTCGTGAACGAGTTCCCTTCAATCAATATGTTGGAGCAATTTGCCAAAACAGAGGTAACGTGAGAAACCTCAAGACAACAGTCATAGCAGTTATAGAACTTGTTACCTGTAAACGTCACATCGCTTGATCTAGCAATCACCGCAGCAGCACGGAAACTTCCGTCAGCAACCGTGCTTCGATGATTAACGATGACATTGTTTGCAATTACGTTATTGCAATTATCTCCCGCGCCTTGGTAGATCGAGTGCCGACCACAGTTATCAAAGACATTCTCTGTCGCTGTGATCTGAGTAGCTTTCGCCATCAGGATGCCGTAGCCGGAACCAGACACCGTTCCGAGAATATCCTTGAAGGTATTTGAGTAAGTGAATCCTTTCGTCCAGCTACCGCCAAGGTTTGCGTTGTGCGCAATGCCCACGTTAATTTTGCTAATATTCAGATCATGGAATCGGGTATTGCTAATGGTTTGATTTGAGTCAGACCCAATCGCTGTTTGCCCGTATCCAGAATTGTTGTCGCCTTCAAGAGTCAGGCCGTCGATCTCGATTTCATCGCAAGTGCCGACAAGCTGAAAGATGTACGCGCCTGATGCCGCGCCAGAGAGGAACACGCGACCCTTGCCAGTCAAGCGGATGCGCGTCTTGTTGGTGATAGTGAGGCTGTCGTTGATCTTGTAGTTGTTGCGGAACAGAAGCGTATCGCCCGCTACTAATGAATTTATAGCCGCTTGAATAGCCGTTGTGTCATCTGTTACCCCATCCCCCGCTGCGCCAAATTGTTCCGGCGTGACAGATGAAATCAGAAACGATGACGGGACTTTTTTAGTAACGTTTGCTTGATCTAACGGAATAACCTCATCGCCCGTAAGCGGTGTGGTCGCATCCGGCAACTGAGAAATTTTAATGGTAGTCATATTGATTGCTCTTTACGGTTAAGCGCTGCCATTACGCATTCACAGATCGACTAATTTCTGTCCAAAAGACGCCGCCTGCTCCCGTTTTATCTCCGGTTTGCAGAAAACTAATAATGTCCCATTGGCTCGCGGTAAACGCCGAACCGCCCGACAATCGTTTAGCTGTCGTATTTAGGACGAACGCCGTTGAGTCAGGCGAATGGATATGGATCACTTGACCATAGACACCATTCGTGAAATTAGAGATTTCAGATGACGCATTAGCCGACGTAACATCGATACGAAAGGTGGGGTATCGACTAAGTGCGGCCACATCCACATTGACAGCCGCTCCACCTCCTGCGTTGTCTACATCAACGCGAAGGATAGGTGACGCTACGTCGCTAACCAAAAAGTCATTTGGAACGATGTATGGTGCTGAAGTTGCGTTTACAAAATCATTTCCAGCAAAGTACGGCAATGTTGTTAACTGTGGGCCACGAAATCCAGCATAACCCGCTGTCCCTCCATTTGGGATA